CGTGGACCCCATGCAACACTGAAGTTACTTATGAGTATGGTGCCGCTGTTCCTATGGCTGGAAAGATGGCTGCTCGTACTCTTGCTATGGAGTTTGCAAAGCTCTGGGCTGGCGATGACGACTGCCAGCTTCCTCAGCGTATTACATCTGTATCTCGCCAGGGTGTGTCATTTACTATTCTTGACAACCAGGAGTTCATCGAAGAACTTCGCACTGGTCTTTACGCTGTTGACCTTTTCCTCAAGACCACTAACCCAGACAACGCTCGTCGCAAGTCTAAAGTATTCTCTCCCGATGCACCACGTGCCCGCCGCTACACTCCCAAAACCGAGGTTCTCACTGCTAATGCTAGCTACGACCTAACAGTTGTTAAATCTACCCCTGCAACCTGGACATCCACTGGAACTGCTGCCAATCTTAGCAACTTTTTTCCAGATTCTGGCTGGTCACCTAAGATTACAGTTTACAGCTACAGCGAGGCAAGATCGGCTGATTTAGATTCTTCAGCCATCACAGTGAATACAACCTCAAACGTTGTATCATTTACAGTTTCATACGACAAGGCTTTCTCGGCTTTGGGTATGGTAGATCCAGGAACCTGGACTCTCTTTGCCACCAAGACAATTGCTGGTGTGGAGAATATTGCAGAAATAGTATCTGGAAACCTCCAGATCAAACTATATAGTTAGGAAATAAAAATGGCAGTTCAAACAAACTTCCGTGCAGTCGACATGCCAGGCACTACAAAGCCTGTCGTTGAAGCCGCAAAGGCTGCTCCAAAAGCTGCTGCTCCGAAGGTTACAAAGGCCTCTACTCCAAAGGTAGAAGAAGTTGTTGCTGAGGTAGTTGTAGCAGTAGAAGAAGAGAAGTCCGCAGAGTAGTAGAATATACTCATGGCTACTCCAATCAACATCACCGACATATCGGCCGACGCACTCCGTCTAAAAGAAATGATGGACGGAGTGCTCGAACGCGTCCAAAATGTTTTCCAGTCATATAACGTGCCGCTCCCGTCAAGATGTTATTGGACCATGGGGCCTCCTGCAATTGATTGCGAGCAACTTGTAGTCAGTTTTGTTCAGATGTACTTAGGTGCTCCTGGAGACGAAGTCAGTGCCCCGCAGCGTTGCTATGTTCCTCGCACAGCTACGGTGGAAATTATGATTGCCCGCGAGGTCGCGGCTACCGGTATGAATGGTCGAGCACCGTCTGCCGAGGCAATCCAAAAGTCATCGTGGATGTCTTCCGTCGATGCATGGGTCCTCATGGACTCCCTAAACTCTTTTGACATGTGGGACGAATCTGGCTACGGTCTAGGTGTTATTGCAAACGTAGAAACTGCTGGCTTTGAAGGTGGCTATAACGCTGTAACTATGCAGCTAACTTTGGCGGTTCCATAATGTACGGCCTTCCCGATAGCTGGATTGGCTACGGCACTAAAAAAGTATTCAAAGCTTTATCCCGTAGTCGTGGTTTTAGTCGACAAGGCGTTTTTGGCGGTGGCAAGCCTCCACGTATTGGCATGGAGTTTGCACTAAAGCACGTAACTCTTTATCCAGATAAAATGTTTGAACTACTTAACTCTCCTAATGCACGCTCTAACACTCTAGGAAAAACCCTCTCTCAGAGGGCTAAGATTATGCACGCTATGGCTAAGGCTAAGGTTGGTAAGAAGAATGGCGAGCTTGCTAACTCTATCTACCTAAGACACTATGCGACTAAGACTGGTCAGTCTATCCGAATGGGTTCATATAAAAAACATGCCCTCCTCCACCACGAAGGCACTAGGCCCCACATAATTAACTCTCAGCAGGGTAAAAAGCTTAGATTTACGGCACGGGCACAGGTTCAGTATGCTACAGCGGTCCGCCACCCAGGTACACGAGCCAACAGATATCTGTACCACCCGATGAAGGTTGTATTCTCTGATATAGCTAGAATTTCCCCTATGGCTCGTGCTAAGCAGACCTTGGACTAAACTCCCCTTTTCTATTCTGAAGTACAATAGAGTAAGGCAATAACGCCTGAAATACAAATACAAAATAGAAGAAAGATATAGTTATGGCTAAGTTTAAAGACTTTGGCACTCGCTCCGCAGGAGACGTCGAGCCGGTTTCATTTAAAATCTACGATGAAGAATTCCACTGCATCCCTCAAATCCAGGGAAGAGTTCTGCTTAATATGGTTGCCAACAGCGGGTCAGATGATCCGGCTGAAGCTGCCAACACAATTAACAACTTTTTCTCTGCTGTCTTAAAAAAGGAAAGCCTAGATCGATTCAACGCTTTGCTTGAAGATGAAGACAAGATTGTAACTGTTGACACACTTGGCGAAATCGTCGGCTGGCTAACGGAGCAGTATTCAAACCGCCCCACCGAGGGGTCATCGGCTTCCTAGAGTGGGGGATCGACCTTTGGCCCTACGTGAATGGAAAAGCATTAGTGAACGGACTACAACTCGCGGACATGGACGCATCGGACATGCTCGACGTACTTCACTTTTACTTTGAAGAGGATCTGCGTTACAGTAACGCAGAAGAAGCAGATGCAGTGAGCTCCGTTAGGGTTTCACTGTATCGAACCATGTACGAGACTGAGTATAAATATAAGGTCTCGTCTAAGAAGCCCGGCCAAGGCCGGAACTCGTATGCCTCTGGCACTGATTTTGACGATCTTGCCCCATTCGACCCAGAAACAGCAGTATCAAAACCATATGTCCCACCAACCCAGTTTGATGCATCCGGGGTTGACTCTAGTGGCGTCTTAGACGGACCACTCGGGTAGTAGCAATAGTTAGGCGGTGAAGTAGTAAATGCCAGTAGTTGGTGAAGCCCATATTATGGTGCGAGCCTTAACGACGAGAGTCGCTAAGGATATCAAAGACGGGTTTGATGGCATTGACGGTGCTACTGCAACCAAAGCTGGAGAGACGATTGGACAGCGTCTTAGGGACGGGTTCTCTAAAAGCACTAAAGGCAGCTGGGCTGGAAAGTGGGCAGACGGTCTAAGAGCAGCCGCCCCCGGGGCTGAAGCTGCCCGTGACAGCATGAATCAACTTATTAAACAAGGGTATAAATTTAGTGCTATTGGCACTCTACTTGTCGGGTCGATTGGAACCATTATTGGTGCACTAGGTGCACTGATCGGTGCGGCCGGTGGGGCAGCGGCAGCATTCACTGCCATAATCGGCACAATGCTATCCCTTAAAGTTGGAATGTCGGTTGCCAAGTTTGCCTTAAAGGGGGTAGGCGAAGCCGTAGGGGCGGCAACCCAGGCACAGATAGGCTATAACGATGCTCTGGCAGAGGCCAGAAAGCAGCTAAAACAACTAAAATTTGATGCAGAAGCAGCGGCCCTTGCCGAAGAGGGTGCTGCCATGTCGCTTGAAAAAGCGATTGAAAACCTAAACATGACTGCTGACCTGCCGCCTAACTCTACAGCTAGGCGTGCAGCTGTGTTGGCCTATAAAGAAGCCGACCTAGCGTATAGGCGTGCTCAGGAAAGAAACAAAGAAGCACAGAAGGAAGCAAAGAAGACTCTTGGCGAGTTGGCAAAGGGCTCTAAGCAGGACCCGTTTGCCGGGCTAACTAAGACTCAGAAGAAATTTGCTAAGTTTCTAGTCACTCTTCAGCCTATTTTCAAAAAACTCCGGGAAAGCGTTGCTAAAGGATTTTTAGGTCCCCTACAAAAGGGTCTAGACGATTTTATAAAATCCGGAACCTTTGAAGAATTAAAGACCGGGATGGTCAATGTTGGCAAAGCACTGGGCGTGGCTACCGAGTCCATATTTGAGTTCTTAAGTAGTAAAAAAGCCGCGGAAGACTTAGCGGTTATTTTTGAAATGATTTCAAATGTAATTAGGCAATTCGGCCCGATCATTACTGAAGCACTTGGTGCTTTTATGAAAATCATGACGGCCTCTAAAGGAATCACCGAAACCTTTGTTGGATTTATTCTAACTAAACTTAAAGAATTTAATACTCTTTTAGACGAAACAGAGGCCAAAGGCGAGGGTGGCGGAGGCCTAGGTACGTTCTTTACGCAAGCCGGAGTCCTTGCTGGTAAGTTCGGCAAAATTATTGGCAATATTATGAAGGGTATTGGAGCCCTTATTTCGGCAAACTTCGGGCCGGACAGCGGTGGAGATATGCTGCTCGACTGGCTAATTAAAGCCACCGAAGGTTTTGCAAATATGGGAAACGATAAAGAGCTAGTAAAGTACTTCCAAGATATTGCCAAAAACTTCGAGGCAATGTTCTCTGGTATCGGCGGAGTTATTGGCGAGCTGGTAAAACTTGGTGCCGATGAAAACATTGGAATTTTCTTTAACAAGATTAAAGAAGCGACCCCCGCTATTGGCGAGATGCTTGGTAAGTTTACTCCTGTACTCCCCGCTGTTGG